ATTGTTGGTGGTATTATTGCTGTACCTGCAGCGGTTGCTCTTCGTTTAGCTAAAAGCGGCGGTCGTCGTTTGATTGGTAGGCTTGCCGCACAGCAAAGTAATATTACACAGCCTATTGCTCGTACAAGAACTAGTGCTGCTACACAAGCAGCAGTTGCGGAAACTTCGCCGGGAGTGTTTAATCAAAGCGGCACCATAAAACAAGTTGTAGGAAAAATTAATACAAAACTTGGTAGAATGTTTACATCTACTGCAGGTCTTCCCGAACCAATTTTTAAATCTACTATTCTTAAAAATCAGTTTGAACAAGCATCTGATGCTCTTATTAGAAAAGAAGCCCGTGAACTTGAAAAACTTTTAAAAAGAACTAATGTTGATCCTAGATTGGTTAATGCTTTGTTGCAAGAACAACCTTTAACTACGGCACAAATGCGGCAAATACCGCAGGAAGTAGTTGATGTTGCTTATCGTATGCGTACCAAAATTGATAATAATTCTATGCTGGCTAAAGACCTTCTTGAAATTCCAGACGATAGTAAACTTGGTCTTGCGCTTAATCCTGAGACGGGTGGTGCATATATTACAAGGACATTTGAATTTACAACAAATCCGCAGTGGTCTAAAGATATAGCCAAAGCAATTAAGAATGAACTTCCGGATACGCCACATAATGCAGATGTAATTAGTGCTGTTCGTGGAATGCAGATACACGTAGCTAGGGCCAATCCTGATTTGTCTCCTGAACAAATCAATGCCATCTTAATGGACATTATTGAGCGTGGTAAAAAAGATACTTCGTTTAATATTATTGGTGAACTTCTTGAGCGTGGAACTGGTGGTGCTGCAGTAAAAATTTTAAAAGGCAGGAAAGACCTTGATCAACCTGTTCTTGATTTTCTTGGCGAAGTAAAAGATCCTGTTAGAAACTTTGTCGAAACAATGACAAATCAAAACAAATTGATTGCAAAAGCCAGATATATTAAAGATATTAAAAAATATGCCGAAGAAAACGTAGGACAAGAAATTCAACTAGGTGGTCTATTTCCTTTTCTTCCCAAAGAAACTACAACATTTCTTCGTAAGGGACAGTTTGGTCCAGACATAGATGTACGTGCAAATCTTGGAGAACTGGCTCAAAAAGAACTTGGTGGATTTGGTGCCGGTGGGGAAGTATTGGGACTAAACAAGTATGTAACTACAAAAGAATTTAGTGACATGCTTGATAAAGGTATCGATACTTTTGGTGTTGATAATCCTGTTGGTAAGGGTTGGTTAAATTTGTTTGCTAAACCTGCTGCAGTAGGTCAGGCAATGGAAACTGTCTTTGATCACACGGCTCACCTTCTTAATACATACGGTATGTTCCAACAGCTTGCAATGAACGGTGTTCTTTATAGACCACGTATTGCTAAAGAAGCCTATAAATCTGCATATGCTATGTATCAAAAAGCTACAAAAGGCGACGAAGATACACTAAAGTTTTTACAAGCTTTAAAAAATCGTGGCATTATTGATTCAAGTGTGGTTAGTGAAGCAATTAAAAAGAACATTGATCGATTTGGAAGGGAAGGCGCAGACGCTATAGAAGGAACCATAACAAAAACAATTAAAAAACCTTTCCGTGGAATGTCTGCTGTGTATGGCGGTGTCGATGACTTTGGTAAAATTGTAGCTTTCCAAGCAGAATTTAATGCTTATAAAAAAGCTTATCCTAATTTAACAGATGCAGAAATATTTGATAAAGTTACGGAAATTGTAAGAAATACGATGCCTTCTTATACGACAGCGGCTCCTGCTGTCAGGGCTTTGACAAGATTTCCTTTTGGAACATACGCAACATTTCCTGCTGAAATGATAAGGACAACAAAAAATATTGTTTCTCAGGGTGTTAGAGATATTGCAGAAGGTAAGCGTACAAACAATCCGGCCTTGATTCGTATTGGTATGCGTAGACTTGCTGGCCTTGGTGCAACGACAGCAGGTATTGAGTATGCCATTAACAATCAAAACTCTCAAATGGGTGTAGGTGAAAATGAAAAACGTGCTGTAAACCTAGCCGTTCCAGAGTATCAGGTAAACACGACAAAGATGTATACGCAGCCTTTTTACAAAGACCCTAAAACTGGTGAAGTTATGACTAGGTTTGTAGATACAGGCTTTATTGATTCTATGCAAGTTATTAAAGGGCCAATTCGTAGAGTTATTGGAAGAGTTTTGGCAGGAGATGATGTCACTCAACGTGAGATAGATGATGCCTTTCCTGATGCAGCAAGAGAACTTTATTCTCCGTATATTTCAGAAAAGTTTTTAACAACGGCAGTGCTTAATGCGTTTCGTGGATACGATGAAGAAGGTAGAGAGTTATCTACCGAAGAAAGATTTAAAGAAATAGGCAATGTGTTTCTGCCCGGATCAGTTAAAGCAGGTCAAAAATATTTAAATGCCCAGCAATCTGAACTTCTTCGGGGAGAAGGTCGTGGACAGACTGCTGCTGGTTTTCCAATGAGAAAAGAAGATCAGGCAATGTTTCTTGCAACGGGTATTCGTAATAATACAATGAGCTTTGATAAGTCTGTTAGTTACAGTCTTTATCAAGATGCTCAAGAAATAAACAAGTCTAAAAAAGATTTTGTTAAATACCTTAAAACTATTCCGGATAAACAATTAACTCAGGAAGATATTTCTGATATCTTTAATACATACTATGAACTTCAACTTCAAAAGCGTGAAGCTATGGCTCGTATGTCAGACAAAGCAAATGTTTTCCGCAATGTAGAGTTTTATGAAGAAGGAAAAGATGGTAAAATAGTAAAAAGAAAATATGGTATTGATGGTATTATGAAAGCATCAACACAAAAAGGTAAATACAAAGTCAATCCCAACTTAATTTATTCTGTTATAGAAGGTCCGGAAGGCCAAGGTATTTTTATGCCTGACAGTTTAAATGAAGGTGAAATTATGAAACTATTACAAGAACGGAAGTTTCCAGTATCAGTTGTTAATGGACTAAAAAGAATTGAAGCTGAGTTTTCTAAACTTCCATTAAGAAAGTAGGTGATCCCGTGTCTAAAGGTTTAACAAGTGTGGTAGCTATGCAGGATGGTGGTTTTTTCGGTGACCCCGGAGACAGTCCTGAAGCATATAGCCCTTCTTCTTATAGTGGTCCTTCCGGTCCTGAAGCTGCTGCGGGTGGTCCTGATCCGTTTGATCGTCCTAGTTCTTCTGGCCGTCCGGATACTAGTACCAGTGGCAGTTCTAGTTCCGGTTCTACAGAATATGATCCTTCTACTGACTATGGTTTTGGTTTTGGCCAAGATGTTATTCCAGATGTTGCTGATGCTTATTCTAAACCAGAAGAAGAGCGTAGTTGGGTAGAAAAAAAACTGATAGAACAATATGAAGATGACCCTGCTAATATAGGCATGGTTCAAACTGACGATACAGGTAGAATTACAGGTTATACTAGTCCAGCTAAAATACCGGGAATACTAACAGGTCTTGCATCTTTGTTTGGAACACCTATGGTTTATACCGGCTTTGGTCGCAATCCTTTTGCCGCACCAGATGTAAGCAGTGATGATGAACGTCCTAGAACGGGTGCTCCTGCTTCTGTAGCTGCTCCTGCTGCTGCTGTAGTAGAGCCTACGGTATCTGTGCCGCCTAGTTATTACGCAACAGGTGCAGGTACAGGTACAATGAGCCTTGCCGAACTTGCTAATGTTCAGCCATATCTTGCAACACTATATGCAAGCACGTCAAGCCCTATAGGACAGAACTACGAAGAACTTCTCAGACGTATTAAGAAACAAGAAAAGGATCGTCGTAGGCTGAGTGGTCTTGATATCTTTAAACCTGTGAGCACTGTAACATGACAGCAGCTAAAGTTTTAGAGTGGCGTCTTTTGCCACGATTTATGATGTTGGTCATGACCCTTATGAGTTGGCGTTGTGCCGAATGGTTTATGCAGTTGGAATTCCCGGATTCCAGTCAGTCAGCTTTTGTGTCCGTTGTTATGGGTGCCATGACAGGTGCCTTTGCTGTGTGGATGAACCACGAAGGTAAATAAAATGAAATATAATGCGTCTAATTTTTTAGACAAACTTATTGACCATGAAGGTATGGTACTAAAAGTATACCAAGATTCTTTGGGAATAGACACAATAGGAATTGGTAGGAATCTAAAGGACCGTGGTATCAGTAAGGAAGAGTTAGAGTATATGGACATTCCTAATATGGATGCTGTGTACGAGCACGGTATCTCAGAAGCAGATGCTCGGTATCTTGCTCTGAATGATATTAAGATTGTAGAGAACGAACTTTGTCGTGTCCACCCTTGTGTTGAAGACCTTGATGCTGTACGACAACTTGTGTTAATGGATATGGCTTTTAATATGGGTGTTCCAAGACTTTGTAAATTTAAGAAAATGTGGAATGCTATACATGAAGGACAGTTTGAAATCGCATCGCTTGAAATGATGGATTCCAGATGGGCTAGGCAGGTCGGAAGACGTGCAGGAATTTTATTTAAGGCTATGAAAACAGGAGAGTTTTAATGGGTACGCCAAGTTCAATGACACGTACTGGTAAGCATGAACCATGGGAACTGCAGGTTTCTAGGGAACAGATAACTTTTCACGAATCAATATATAAGTTTGGATATAATGGTGATGTAAATGGAACAGAAGAAACTATTTGGTCACAAGGCGGTATCTATTCTTATCCTGCTAGTGCTGCTCAATTATATGTAAGTTCTAGCAGCACAGCAGACACAGATGGTGGAACAGGCGCAAACTCCGTAAAGATTATAGGTCTCGATGCTAATTATAATGAAGTAGAAGAAGACATTACTCTTACAGGACAGACGCAAAAGATTACTCAAACATCTTGGTTACGTGTGTACCGTATGTATATTACTCTTGCTGGTTCAGGTGGGGCAGCAGCGGGAACTATTTATCTTGCCAACACAGGAGCAACTGCAGGTGTACCTACTGGTACTGTCTATGCTTCTATTCTTTTAGGGGCAGGACAAACAGAAATGGCTATATATACAGTACCTGCAGGATATACTCTTTACTTAGATGATATTAACTTTACTACGGCTATTTCATTAGCAAATTCATATTGTCAAGTTAGGTTTATATTACGTGAGTTTGGAACAAATGTATTTCGTGAACAACTTAGAATTGTATTACAGTCTAATACCTTTATTGATAAGTTTAATTATCCTTTTAGGATACCAGAAAAAACTGATATTGAAGCTCGTGGTCTTAGTGTAGGAAGTAGTAACAATCCTATATCTGCATCATGGCAGGGTCTATTAATTAAGAATGAAATACCACCAGCATGATTAGTGTAATTGTTGCAAGGGGTGTCGTTAAGGAAGACGAGTTTAAACTAGAAGAAAGAGTTACTTGTCTTAAAAAACGTATACGTGAATTAAATGAAAAGGTAAGGGGTAAGGATTATGTTGACAGCATTGATAGGGCCAGTCGCTAATCTTGCAAGCACTTGGTTAAACGGTAAGGTTGAAACCAAGGCTGCAGAAACTAAAGCAAAGGTTGCTAAGTCAGAAGCAGAAGCACAGATTATGCTCAGTCGTGCAACTAGTGAAGCAGACTGGGAAAAGATTATGGCTTCGGGGAGTCAACATAGTTGGAAGGATGAATGGTTAACTGGTTTGTTTTCCATTCCATTAATACTGGCCTTCTGTGGTGATTGGGGTAGGGAGATTGTTGATGATGGCTTTGCTGCCCTTGCTATGATGCCTGACTGGTATCAGTATACGCTAGGCGTCATCGTCGCTGCCAGCTTCGGTGTCCGTAGTGCCACCAAGTTCTTCGGAAAGAAGTAAGTCTTCTTCTTCGTATTCTTCTTCGTCACTTTCAAACTGATCAGGAAAGGCTTGGGCCATAAGCCCAAAGACCTTTTCAAATCCTAGTGTTTCCATCGCAAACACTATTTCTTTTTCCATAGATTCAGGTGTCATCTCTTCTGCATCAGAGTTATTGCCACGAACACGTGACAGTAACTCCAGTGCCTTGAGAGCAGTAGTTCCGTTGCCAGCATTACGAGCAACTTCATACTGCTTCTCAAGTTCATCGATCACATCGATATCTGTTGTGATACCATTTCTAAGTTCTTCAATGCGTTCCTGAATAGCTGTGTCTTGTAGCAAGCGATAGCCCTGATTGTGGGCCGATGCTTCACTGTATCCAGCGTCCTTTGCCGCACGAGAAGCGTTGTTATGCAGAATATAATTCTGACAGAACTTTTCTTTTCTTTCGTTAAGCTGCTTCATTCAACAACTCAGAATAGTGTTTTTCTTGTCCACGCTTGGAAAGCTTCCACACTGCTGCGGCAAGAGTATCTTGGCCGTGGAACGTAACACCCATGTCCATTTCCATATTGTCAAAAAGTTTTTCACAGTCTTGAGCCATTGCCAAAAGTTCTCCTGTTGTCCAGAACTTCTCACCACCAAGTTCAACCTGCATATATTTATTCTTATCAGGCTCTGTATCTGTCTTTTGCTTTTTCTTTTCTTCGGTCATCTCACCTTCAATAGAACAGTCAAAGCCAAAGAGTTCAAAGTTCCTGAATCCAAGTGTATGTGCAATGGCGATAGTACGCATTGCAGCGCATGTGCCACCCGTGATTAGTGTAGACCCTTCTTCGATTCCTGTTTCCTTATCAACAACAATCTTGTCTTTGATATTCATGTCACGAAGAGCATCTGAATAGGCTTGCCATCCTTTAATGTTAGCACCCTTTGAAAGAAGATACTTTGTAACGGATGGGTCTGTCATAGATGCGACAAGGAAGATTGTTTCTTCGTCCACAGTCTTGAACAAATCTTTACGGACTACGCCGTGTGTGCTTGTTCCTTCAATGGGACGTGGATCAAGAATAACGCAAGAAAAGGGCTGGATACCTTTCTCAAGAAGTTTTGGATAGCTATGCTTGACGCAGAAGACTTTGTTGTCTGTTTTTGAGATACGCTTTTTCAGCAGATCAAAGTCAATGCTATGACCACCGGAAACAATGATGGCTGTTTCTGTATTGACCTTACTTGTCTTGATCCAATCAAAATCCTTGATAAGATTTTTGTTTTGTTTTACGTTGTCGATGATCTCCTGCTTTGGGCGAGAGTCTTTTGGTGTAACTACAATGGGTACACGTGTAAACTCATCCGGAAGTTTTGTAGTACCTTCTTTGTTTGCTACAAAAACAAGATGAGTAATGCCACCTCCAAGGACAGGATCAGACGAAGGAAGAACCACTTTTGCATACGCTTCAATCTCCTTTACAAGTTTGTTCACACCAAGATTGTCTTCGTGTGGAAGTTGTTTGTTCTGGTCTTCGGAAAAGAAATCATCAAACACAAGGATGGGAATGTGCTTCAGATTTTCGTAGTCTGACTTGACCGTCTCATACGAATGACCACCATCAATATATGCAAAGTCTGCCTTCTTCACAGCCTTACATGCTTTCAGGGTTTCTTTTGTGTCGCCCTTATGAAGCTTAAATGTGAATGTCTTTCCCTGCTCTTTCATCTTGTCAGCAAACTCTGTCAGGCGTTGCCTTACAGCTTCTACAGTATTGTGAGCCTTTGAGTTCATTTCATACTTATCGATTTCTGGCGTTGCTTCTTCAAACAAATCAAAGCCAAGGTAGTGAACCTTGTCATGTGTTTGGAAAGCTGCTGTTGCCATTTGAATAGCACGGCCACCATTCCATGTGCCGGTTTCAACGATTGTCTTTGGCTTATAAAAAGCTACCATCTTAACAAGCTGTGTATATCGTGCAGCATTTACATCAGGCGCAACAGTATTAGAGTTTGCGTTCTTCTTTAGATTGCCTTTGTAATGTGTAAAGAACTCAGACAAGGCCGACTGAGAGAACGCTGCAAGTCCACTGGCATGTTCTGATAGATTGTTTGTAACCAGACCGTGCGCTTTATAAATATTAAGCAGACGCTCAAAAATAAATCCGTCATGCCACTCACGATACGTTACAACTTCTCCAATAGTGTAACAACCACGAAGATCGGCAAGCAAGCTGCAAGTATTATGGCAAGCCAGATTAAAGCCCATGAAACTTGTTTCACTGTAGTCTGCATCCTTTCTACCAAGATGAACAAGGTCTGCCTGTTCGGGCAACCACTGTTTAAATTTATTTAGTTCTAGACGTTTGGTTGTTACCGTGTCTGCATCCAGCCAGATAAGCCAGTTGTCGGGGAAGGGAACACCACCGCCTTCAAGAAGTTTTTGATCTGCTTCCATCATCTCGAAAGCAAGTTCAGTCATGGCGTAAACTTTATGGCACCACTTGATCGCATCAAGCCGCCAGTTGTACGGCATCTTGCCGCCTTCTGTTCCATCGTGAAGTTTCATACGTTCACGATACTGTACCATTTCTTCTACGTCGTTAAGATTGCGATAATGAATGTTGTCAGCCATAGGGGGAGACACACTTTCAATGTCAAAATCATGGTAGTATGCCACGAGTTCAAACTCTGCAGGATTCCATTTGTCCACCACGCTCTGTAGCATGTTCTTAGCATATTCATGATATCCACTTTCATTAAATGATGTTACAAAAGTATACATTAAATTATATCTCCTAGTGCGTCGTTGTAAAATACTTCTTTGTGTTTGACCTGCCATTCCCCTGCATATTCAGAATCGATATCTCTTTTAGGTTCCCATTCGGCAAACCAAGGACCACCTGTAGTAAAGTGTACGTTCTTTGGTGTGATCCTTTCGTCTGACCAACCGTCCAGCCAGTTCCATTCTTCCGGAATACTACCAATCTCTTCGTCTTTCAACCAAGACATTCCATGTAGCCAAGAACCAGACTTTGTGTTAGCATCGTCCACACTTAGATTAATATTAGCTGGGTGACCGCAGTTGAAGAGCATAAAGCTTGACCAGTTCTTTCGGTTGTAGCTTTGCTGAATCTGTCCGTCCATCTTTATGGTAGCTGATGGGTTGTAGTTGTGTTTAACACAGTGAAGTGCGATGTCTTTGTTGCTGCCGTATGTTTCAAAGACTTCTTCAATGTCAGCCTTAACAAACATGTCAGAGTCCATGAACAGGGCAAGACCTTCGTACTGATTGAGTGCAGGAATTAGAAAACGAGTGAAGGTAAACTCCGTACTAAACGGACGACCATCAAACGTATCTACCATTACCCTTTGGCCATCAATACTGTCGAGCCTAGCAGAACGACGATAAAGACCTGCTCTACGAAGTGCGGTCTGAACCAGTGGGATAACATCAAACTTCTTGTTGTATTCCATAATTGAACTGCGTAGAACATCATAGGCAATCTTCTCCCTTTTATCAAATCCAACATAAATTACAGGGCGTTTTTCAAACATTAAAGTTACTCCTTTCCGAAAGATACTGGTATTTTACTACTATTCACTGGCCGTGTCAAGGATTTTATCAATGTCTTCAAGTTCGTTCTGCTCTGCAACAAAGCAGGACTTGATAAAGTTGGGCGGCTTTTTGAAACGCTCCTTGATGTAGAAGTCCTTTGCGTGTATACCACCGATAATAGAATACTTTCCATCTGACCCAGTGACCAAGATCAGAACATCGATCACAGGGTTTTCTTTGTAAGCAGCAAGCCTACCAGTTTTATACCTTGTGTGTTTCACATCGATAACTGTGCCGTTGTAGATAATATCTCCGACATCTGTTCCAGCATTGATAGACATAACCTTATCATTGAAGGTACATTCTGGATACACGCCAAGGTACTTACAGACTGCCATCTCTGACATCATGGCTTCATAGTTGGATTCGATTTGGGAAACCTTCTTATCAACTCTGTATTTATTTTCTCCAAACCTTTTAAGGCTTGCGTCCATGCGCTTGGCAACAACCAAGGCAATATGTTTTTCAAGAGCGTTCAACTCTATGCTATGGTGTGCCATACCTTACTCCTTTCTCTTTATCCATTCTTTGTATGCTGGACTATTCTTTGGTGGTTTGAACTGTATCCAACCCTTCCCTTGCTTCCATATCGGCAAGGTCTTTGAGATATCCTTCGATGTCTGTTTGGTTATCTTCTTCTGGGACATCTGCCATCCTTTCCAGTCCTTCAATAAGTCTACGCTTTATGGCTTCCGATATCAAACTCGTGCGTGTCTCTTCGTCCATCTCAAAAATAACAACGGCACCGCCGTCTTTCAACTCTATGTAGTCTGCGATTTCAAGTTTCATATGTATAAAAATCTCCGTTTTCTTTACATATCACTAGGATATGTATAATTTGGGATGCCCTATCTCTACCGCATCCGCAGAAGGGATTTGATATATCGCCCTATGCCGACATCCAACATAGGGATAGCTGCCGTTTCTATGCAGTTACTTCTGCTCAGACATGACGACCCTACGCAGCATAGTCAGTCATGTCCTATCGCCCATTACGTCGGACGATTATGCTGCATTCAAGTCCACTACTTCACACACGCCAGCCGTACAAGCTAGTTCACGCCCACCTGATGTAGTGTCTTCCTTCTCAAACTCAGGAAGCTTGCTCCAATCAATGCTTGGAATCTTGTCATAGATTAGTTTCCATTCAAGATAGTCATCGTAATCCAAGTCTTGGTAAGGTGCTTGCTGATATGTGTGTTCACTGAATGGCAGGAAACTAATACCAGAAACCTTGTCAAAGTTTTCGTAAACCCATGAGCCAACTTCCATCCATTCGTTTTCTTTAACAGAGATAGTCACCGAAGGTTTGTGCTCACACCAATGCTCTTGATACATGAGCCAAAGGTCTAGCTGTTCGATGGCAGACATCTCATTACGGGTGACTGCTCCTTCTGGCGACTTCATAAGGAAGCTAAACACTGTTGTGCTATCAGGCTTCATTACATCTGGTTCACTTGGGATACCCTGTGCAATCATGAACTGTGTAAGCGGGTCTTTATTGTCGCCACGTACAGTACGAATGTAGTAATCGCTGTGACGAGCATGAATACCAGAAGCACTGTCAACAAGCTGACTGACTGTACCACTAGGCTTGACGCAGGTAATAGCTGCTGACTGTGAGATGCCAAGTTCTGCTGACAAAAGACAGTTCGTATCGACAGCGGTTTGTTTCAGATCAGAAAGAATACCTGCGATATTTTTACCATACTTGGAATCACGGCCAGACAAAAGCCTGTTATCCATGATGCCTGTAAGAGACACTCCAAGCAGACGCTCTTCTTCTGTGTTCTTCTGCCATATCTTGCGAAGATACCGGAAGCTGGTAAGGGTTGCTTGGAATGTGCCAAGGATAGTGGCAAGTCGAACCTTTTCAGCCAGCGTCTCTTCGGTATCGTTCTCACGAACAACAACTTCGGAAAGATTACAGAACTGATAAGGACGGAGAATGATTTCACTGCACGGATTGCATCCGAAATCATAGTCAGCATCACGGCGACCATTCTTTGCTGCTTGTTTCTTGGCTGACTGCCTATTGAAGATACCACGCTCACCTGACTTGCTCTCGTACAGAGACAGCCATTCACGCATGAACGTACCCATCTGCGGCTTCTCTTTGTAAGCAACACTGTTGTTAGCCAGAGCACGTTGCCCTTCGTGTTCCCACCATTGACCTGACTTAGCATGAGCCATCTGGTCATCGTTCAGGTTGGACAGACTGATAAGGGCAGAGCGACGGACGCCGCCTACAACAACCACTTCACCAATCTTACACATGATGTCGTGACATTCTATCGGATAAAGTCTGCGGCCCGCAGCACCCTTGAACTTCTCAATGCAGAACTCGAAAAGTTCTAATAGCGGTTGGGGACCAGAAGCACGACCGCCAAAGGTCTTGAGCCTTGCTCCTGCGGGTCTCACTTCACTGACATCAAACTTTGGAATCTGACCAGAATACAGCATGAAGATAAGTTCTTTTAGAGACTTTGCCCAGCCCGGACGACTGTCTCCAACCTTGATGACTGTATCTGTTGTGTGAAACTCTTCGTTTACAACAGGCAGCTTTTCAACGCTGTTACGCTCGACGGAGAAGCCAACGCCTGTGCCACACATCAGGATATACATGCACTCATCGAAAGCACGTGGGCTGTCTACGGGAAGGTAGGAACAGTTGTATCCACCAACATGACAACGATCAAGTGCCGGTCCTGATGTCATCAGTGCTCTCATGCTGGGCATGATTTGAAGGGAGAGCACAGCTTGTTCCAGTTGCCCACGCAACTCGTCAGTAAGAACATAACTGTGCTTTTCTTTGAGATGATTCGACATGTAGTCGAAGTATCTTGATACTGTTTCAGCCCATGTTTCCCTACGCTGCTCGTCTTCTTTCCAACGTGCGTAGCGAGACACGGCAATGAAATTCTGGTAGTCTGTAGGCAGATAATTATTCATGTGTTCGCTTCCTTTCTTTGGGGTGAAAATAAGAAACCATTCTACCACTATTCAGTTTGAATAGCAATAGCTAGTGGCCAAGAACAGCATTAATTCTTTTCCTGACATATTCAACTTCGCCAGATCGAAGAACCTTAAATGCGAACTCTCTCATGTATACGGGATTGACGCCAGCAAAATCACAGACTGCAGTAAAGTCTTCTGCTGTGACGCCTACAGATGCAAAGAACCACGCAACTGCCCTGTCTCTTTCTATGATAGAAGAATCAGGCTCACCTTCATAGGAAGGCTTTGTTGCATCTAGGAGTGCCTGTAAGATAACACATAGGAAAAGTGTTTTCTCCGAAGATGAATTCTCATTTATTATTTCGTCTATTAGTACGATGTCTTCTTTTCTCATTGAACCATTCTTTCGGAATCCCTTCCCCTTGTTTGCAGTATAGGAATCCGTGCTTGTCACACCAGTCTGCGTAAGTCATCTTACCACCTTTGTAAAGTTTACGATTGGGATTATCAAACACGAATCTGATATCATAGTCTGTGCCATATTGGCTACGAATAAACAGATGCTTCTTCCTGTCTTCAAGCATGAACCTGCCTTTGACTTCCAGTATGATACCATTCGGGAGAACAAAGTCTGGAATGTACCGCTTGTCTTCTGTCCAGACGTAGGAGATAGGATCAGGTTCATACTGGAAGTCGATCTTGTTCTTGATTAGAACAAGGGCAGTGTTGTATTCAGAGTTTGACCGATACTTGTGATCAATATCTCTCTTTCTTTTTCTAGGCATTCGTTACTTCTTCCACATCAGGTACTTTGTTTACCTGCACAAGATGGCGAACACCGTTTGCATACTTGAATGTACGCAAGCCTTGACCATTGTTCGCATCTGCCCAGCATGTTTCTTTGTATGGGCAGAACACGCAGCCAATGGCAAGCTTCATGTTACCGGACTTACCGTCCGGTTCAGGTTGATAGCAACGCTGTGGTGGTGTTGGACTAGCGACAACTTTCTTGACTGTGCTGATGCGTTCACCTGCATTTATCATATGAACAGACTCAACATTCATAAGAGCCAACTCACCAGAAGACTTATCGACTGCAAAGAACGCTGCCGTCTGATCCTTACCCGCTTCGGCATAGCCAGAGATTTGTGCTATGTATCCAAACGGATCATCAGAGTGAAGCGTACCTTCCTTAAACTTCTTGAAGGCATAGGGAGAAGCCGACTTAACATCAGTGAGAACACCGTCGATACGGCAATCCTTGTGTCCCTTGACGCCATCTACTTCGATTTCTTTCTGCTCTTCTGTCACTTCGTGACCAGCAACTTCTGCAAGAAAAATGAGAAGTGCTTCTAGGATATCTCCATACAGAAATTTAAGTTTGGTCTGTCCGTCTACAGGCTTTGCTTCAACACCTTCCTGCATATCATACCAAAGCTGACGCAGTGGTTTACCAATCTGTGATATGCGAAGAGACGTAGACTTCTTCCTTGGCCCTTCTGAAAGAGAACGAGACAAGGCTCTGCTGATTGACATGGAAAACTTGTGAAGGGAATCTCTGTTCTTCACAGAGTCCATGTTGTTTGCTTGCTCAAGAGTAGTGTAGATATCTTGAACAAGAGTGTCTATGCTTTTCATCGTTCAATCCCTTCTTCAATTTCGATAAGTTTGTCCATGTACCAACGTGCTTTCTTCAAGTCTTCAACACCATTCTTGTAACGATAACGCCAAACATACTTCATGATGTTACCTTGCAAGTAGTATTCAAAGCCTTCGTCAAGT